GCAAAGCTGGGTTTGAATGCATATATAACCCTATTGCTACTCATCCGACATCCTCTAACTTCCGCGATAGTAATCATCCCGCAGCAGTAGTACACGCTGCCTTGTATTTCAATGTGTTGTATCAAACAGAACAAACTAACCTCTACTTTTAATTATGTTGTTTGTTACCCCAACCTGATTTGATACTATTAGTCTGTTGAGATTTGCCTGGTGATTATGCGTGACAAAATATTGTTAGTTTAACTTATTATGTGTGAACATATTAGGGCCCCCTAGTAGTATTAGATGTGATGTTATTATTTATTTATTTCCCCACAAACAATTAAAATGAAAAGTTTTTTGCGAAGCTCAGCGAGCAGTCGGAATTGTGTACAGGGGATTTTAGATGAGCCTGGGAACTCATCGACCGAATTAATTGGATTTTTCCGAGCTGCAATATTTCCTTGTTATGATGGAATGTTGTGGTTTGAAGTATATGCTGATGGAACTGTTATTGCTGATCCATTTGACGATGCATTTACTTTATATTGGGAAGATTACTTACATGAAAGTACTGATACTTTAAGTTTTTGTAGTAACTTTTTTATAGTTCATGGTTTTTTACCTCAGATATCTACTGATATATTATTTAATAAAAAATATGCAGTTTTTGAGCATAATTATGAAGTATATCTTAAGGTTTTAGAACATATATATATTTGTATACCTTGTAATGATGATCCAGGATGTAGCTTATTTAATGTTAGTCCTTATGGTTCTACTATAGCAGAATTTATATCTAGTGATATAGATTTATGTTTAAGGATTACTATGGAATCACAAGGTTTGCAAATTCAATCTGGGTCTGAAGAATATAATGAAGAGTTATATACTGAGTATAAGTACAGTAAGAGTAAGGTTAGACAAAGATGGAAAAATCAACAATTAGTCTGTACTAAATTGACTAAAGTTAAAGAAGATTTAGCTGCTGCGAATTTAGGATCAAGAAAGAAAAATACCAAAAAAATTATTTATTAAGAAACTAAAGTCTAACCATGTTAAACCGCAA